AGAAGAGTTTCTTCATGGAATATTTGTGTATTTACTCACTAATGCTCAAGAATTGGTGGGATCTATACAAGAAACCTTTAATTAAAGGAGCAATTTTTCTTATTGCTCTTTATGCATACTCTAAGGCTATCAAGCCACTCGCTGACGCAGAATGCGAAGATATCGAGTTGGATGCACAAAGAAAAGGTAAAACTAAGAAGGGCCGCGGTCAAAAAGCAGCCCGTCGTAGAGGAAAGAGAAAGGTTATTATTAACTCTGGTGGAGAAGCAGTTGAAGCAGCTGGAAAATACAATGAATTTGATGACGCTGAATATGAAAACGAAAAATACGATAAGTATGATGATGATACATATGATACACAAAAATATGTTCCATCTACTCGTATTGATCCCCGGTTTTCTAAAGCAGCTGGTCGTGAACTCCGTCCAAATGGACTCGAAGCTGTTAAAACAACAATTCCACCAATACGTAGCGTAGACGAACCAAAACTACGCAATCTGATTAGAAAATCCAAACAGTCTCTAACCGTGAAGGCGAATGAGCAAATGCGATTTGCTAAAGCCGTATCGGAAATTAAAGGAAGAAGTCTGAGAATCCAGTCGTTTAATACTGGAAAGCTCTCAGCTGGAGTTTATAAATTTTGTCAGTTAATTGATGGCAAACCACACTACCGCTGTACTGGAACTCACGTTGGAAATAAACTGTGGGTTGTCTTACACTGCATGTCGGAAGATTTTTCTGCTATTTATCGAGCCTATAACCACGTTCACACCTTTGATTTTAAAGCGAGTGATATGATGCGTTTTGGTGAAAATTTAGCCTGTTTCCCCATGAATGGTGTAGCCTCTCCTTTTAAAACAAATTCTTTGAAAGTTTTAGAAGATGCTGCAGTAGTTACGGTCTTTGGCTTTGGCCATGGACTTGAAAGCTCCCCAGACTCAATTCCTGGTTTTGCTAGTCCGCAAGGATGGTGCAATTCCCAAACCCGAGATGGTGATTGTACATCGCCTGTTCTGAACAACGACGGACAAATAGTCGGTTTCTGGACCCACGGAGATGGAAAATTTGGAAGATTTGAACGAGTGACATCTGAACTTATTGATTTTGCTAAATCTGGTTTTTCAGACCTGCACACGGGTCTGGATTTTCAGTTACGCCCCCCCTCCCATTAGAACTGGTAGAGAAAAATCCATTTTGGGAGCGTTATCCTGAAAAGTATATCTTACCAGATGGAAAGCAAAAATTTTGGCCTAATGGATGGCTATGTGATGATCACCTTAAATATATACATGATGAATATTTTGAATACGTTGCCGCGTGTGAACGCGTGCCACTTTACCGTTATAAGCGTGGAATTGATCCACAGGTGAAGATTTTTATGGACCAAGAAGATATTGATTTAAAACCTGAGTGGGGTTTAGCAGCATTGAACTCTGATGCTTTTTACCTGTCGTACGCAAAATACGGCAAGTCCACTCCCGTTATGGAACCACAAGTGATTGCGGATTTGAATACCGCGTGGTTATGGATGACAAGACAATTCCATCCCTACATGGGAAATGCACGAATTGTGTCTCTAGATGAAGCTATTGACAAGTTGGATATGACAACTTCCAGTGGCTCCCCATTTAACGAGCTCTACACCACCAAACGGGAATTGTTTGAAAACGATCCCCAGATCATCGAGTGGTTGGAGAAAGATTGGGATGTTTTAGCAACACCTAATTGGACAACAATATTTTCTTCAAGTTTAAAAGAAGAACTCCGAACTGCAGAGAAGATCGCAGCAAATTCAA